CCCCGCCCGTGACCTGCGCGCCCTCGCCGACGCCATCGGCCGGGCGTTGGAGAGCGACGGCCCCCACCATGCGCCCTTCTCCGGCTACATCGTCCGCGTCCAGCGGGACGAGCTGCTCTTTTCGCCCACCTACTCGACGGGCTCGGGTGCCCCGCTCGCGGGCGACACGCGCGCCCTTGCCGCGCTCCGGCGCTGCCTGCTCGACGCGATGGCCAGCGACGACGGGCGAGCCACGCTCGCGCAGTGGGGCGCCAAGGGGCCGCGGGTCGAGGTGCGGCGGGACGGTCGCCGCCATAGGCGGACCCTCCCGCCCGAGGCCAGCCCAGCGCCGCGCTACTCGCCCGACGTGGGCGGCGGGGCGGACGCTTGGCGGTGGGGCGGTGACGACCGATGACCGCACCCCGCCGCCGACCCCCCAATCCCGCGCTCCAAGCCCTCGCCGACTTCTTCGAGTCCAGCGACGCCGAACAGGGCCTCCGCTCCTCGTTCGGCCCCCTCGCCGACATGGCCCGCGCGGGCTTCGGCAGCGGAAGCGCCGACCACGAGCGCGCCTACACCGACCGGCGCTTCGGGCTGGGGCCCGCGGGCAGCGGGGCGGTGACCCGGGCGCGGGCGACCCGGGCGGCCCTCGCGAGCCTCCCGCATGAGCAGGTGGCCATCCTGTTCGCGCGCTACGGCGGCACGCCGTGGACTGACATCATCGACCGCGCACACGGCACCGGCTCCTCGCACCTCGTCACCCGCGCCCTCGGGGATCTCGTCGGGGTGGCCCTTCTCTGCCCCCGCGCGGTCAAGGGCTTCGCAGCCGGCCCGCCCAACCCCTCGCGCTCTCTCGACTCGCTCGGCGGCTACATCGTCGCCCTGTGCGGCAAGGGCAAGCAGGCGAGCCCACCGAAGGCGGCAGCCATCGCCGCGGAGGCGCGCGCCATGCTCGCCACGGCCGAGTGCGCATACCTCGCCGCCGTCGGGGCGGAGCCCATGCCCACCGCGCGGCGCCGCCCCGGCGTTCCGGGCGCGGTCGAGGGGGTCCTTTGATCGTTCTGCAAGGCGCTGCGGCCATTGCCGCGCACGTGGGTCGCACAGAGCGCACCGTGCGCCGATGGGCACGCACCGATCGCACCTTCCCCGTCTACCGTTTCAAGCGCGCCCTGCTCGCCGACCGCGCGAAACTCGACGCATGGCTCGCAGTGAACACCGTTCACGCCTCGGAAGAAAAAGCGGGTGGCGCAAGTCCGCTTGTGTCCGCCCGTGTTGCGAGGCGTGCTTGATTCGCCGCGCCGATGCAACGCGCGCACGGTGCGCTGATGTCCGCTGCGCGATCCTTGACACCCGCAAAAGCAAGGGCCAAGCTAGGTCAACCGCTGGCCCTACGTGTCACCTGATGGCACCCGCGCCAGCCCCAACCCTCCCCATGCGCCGCGCGTCCCGCCCCTGGTCCGGTCTCCTCCCTCTCTCGGCTGGGGGCGCCTATGATGCGCGGCGCGTGCGGGGCCTTCGGGTCCCTTCCTCCCTCTCATGCCTCCTCCCTTCCCGCCCTGTTGCGGGCTCGCCTCTCGCCTCTCCGCTGAAGCGCTAGCGTCCCTCGACGCGGCCCTTCGCGCGGGCACGCCGTACCGAACGGCCGCCGCGAACGCGGGCCTACCGCCCAGCGCTGAGTCCGCGGTCTTCAAGCACCGTTCGCACCTGCTTACGGCGGGCGCAGAGCAGGGGCAAAAGCGGGCCGGGGAGCAATCGGAAGCGACGGGAAAGCAAGGCGAAGCAAAGACCCTCTTGGAGTCGTCGCGGGCCCTCCGTCGACGCGTCTCGAAGATGCTCCGCCGAGTCGAGGCAGGCGAGCAAGACATCGACTTCAAGGCCGGCGCCGCACTCGCCGCGCAGTTCAAGGGCGTACTCGAATTGGAGGCCAAACTGCTCGGGGAGATCAAGGCCGCGTCAACAACGGTCAACGTGTTCGCGTCGCCCGACTGGCAAGAGGTGCGCAACCTTCTCGTCGAGGCGTTGATGCCCTTCCCCGAAGCTGCCGCGGCTGTGATCGAAGTGATCGCCGCGCGCGAGCAGAAGACCAACAAGACGAGCCCGCTCAACTAACCAGTGCAGACCACGCCCGTCCACCAAGCGAAGCCGTCGAGCCTCGCGGCGGACCTGCGCGCGGCACTGCAACGGCGCATCGAAGCGGATCGCTCCTCGCTCGCGGTGTTCGCCGCCCGCTACGCCCCCGACCCGACTGGCTTCCTCGCCTTCTGCGCCCTCCTCGAAATCAAGCCGAAGGACGCGACCACCACCACGGGCCGCATCCCCTTCGTCCTCACCCCGATCCAGCGCGCCTACTGCGCCGCCCGCACCCCGCGCGACGTGATCCTCAAGCCGCGCCAGGTGAAGATCACCAGCGTCGAGCTGGCGCGTGACGTGTGGTTCTGGCTCACGAAGCCGGGCGTCGCGGTGCGGGTCATCTGCCAAAGCAGCACCGACCACAGCATGCTGAACGAGCTGAGCGAGCGCGTCGGCGTCATCCTCGCTGCCCTGCGGAAGAACGCCGGCCTCGTCCTCACCTTCGCCAGCGAGACCCGCACGGCATGGGTCCTCCCCGGCGGCGGCTCGCTCAAGATCGTCGAGGCCGGCGCGAGCCAGGCGGCGGCGGAGAAGAAGGAACGCGGCGCCACCCTTCACCGCGTCCACACCACCGAGCTTGCCGTGTGGGAGTACGCGGGCGCGACCCTCGGCGGCATGTTGGAGTCGGTCGCGGCACCCGAGGCGGGGACGGAGATCGTCCACGAGTCGACGCCCAACGGGATGGGCGCCGAGGAGCGCGGCGACCTCGCTGCGGCCGACGGGAGCGCGTACTTCTACTGGCTCTGCGCTGACGCGAAAGCGGGGCGCGGCGCGTACAAGTTTCACTTCTTCTCGTGGCTGCAAGAGCCCGAGTACCAGCTCCCCCTCGCCCCCGGCGAGGCCGTGCAGCCCTCGACGGACAGGGAGCGTCAATGCGCTGCACTCGGCGCCACGCCTGCGCAGATCAAGTGGTATCGGCGCAAGGTTCAGGACAAGGGCCAAGCGAACATTGATCAGGAGTACGCGCTCGATCCTGAGACGTGCTTCCTCGTGTCGGGGCGGCCCTTCTTCGATCGGGCGGTGACGGCCTCCCTCCTCGCTGCCGCCACCGACCCCGCGCAAGCCTTCCCCATCCGGCGCGAGGGCGCGGTCGGCACCTTCTCCGTCTGGATCCAGCCCGCCCCCGGCGAGCGCTACGTCGTCGCGTGCGACACCAGCGAGGGCACGGGCGGCGACGCCTCGGCTGCGCAGGTCTACGAGTTCGGCACGGGCCGGCATTGCGCGACCCTGTGGGGCCAGTTCAAGCCGGGCGAATTGGCGACCGAGGCCGCGAAGATCGGCGCCTGGTACAACATGGCCGTCGTGGCGGTGGAGCGGAACAACCACGGCGCCGCGACGCTGCAAGAGTTGGAGCGCACGGGCCCGGACAAGCGGCGCTACCCGGCGATCTACATCGACAGCGACGGCAAGCCCGGCTGGAACACCACGTCGGTCTCGCGCACCGCCGCGCTCGACGCGCTCGAAGCCGCGCACCGCTCCGGTCAGTGGGCGCCCAGGGACCGCGCGATCCTCGGTGAGGTCCGCACCTTCGTCATCACCGCCTCGGGGCGGGCCGAAGGCGCCAAGGGCGCGCATGACGATCTCGTCACCACGGCGATGGTTGCATGGTCCGTGTTGCAGCGGAGCGCCGTCGTGAAGGCGCGCACCACCGTCGGCAATCCGTGGACGGCCGCGGCTGCTCGCCACTAACCCCACCAACCATGCCCACCCCCGCCGACATCCAAGCCGCCGAGCGCGCCCGCCGCGCCGCAGAGGCCAACACGCCTCGGCGCTTCCGCGTGCTCGATCGCTTGGAGCGCTTCGTCGCTGGCACGCAATACGAGGGCTTGCCCTCCTTCTGGGATGACGACGTGCCGCTCCTCGACCGCGCGCCGTGCATCGTGTACCCGATCGTCGATTGCGCGATCCGCTCGCACGCCTCCCTTGTCATGGGCGAGGGCCGCTTCCCCGCCCTCTCGACCCACGGCGACGACGGCGAGGAAGAGGACCACGACGGGCTGGCGCCCGAGGCGGCGGCGGCACTCGACCGCTTGATCGCCAAGACCGCTAAGCAGACCGGGCTTCGCTCCGTCGCGCGCCAACTCCTGGAGGCCGCGATGGGGTGCGGCACCGCCGTCGCCATCCTCTGCGCGCGGGACGGGCGCCTCGCGGTTGACACGACGCGCGCGAAGTGGAGCACGCCCACCTTTGCGCCCGGCCGTCCCGGCGTCGTCGCCTCGCTGGAGATCCGCTACCCCTACACGGTCGAGGAGCGCGGGCCCGATGGCCGCATGCGCCCCGTCTGCCGTCTCTACCGCCGCGTCATCACTGCGGACGCGGACACCACCTATCGCCCCGCCCTCGCCGCGGAGGACGGTGCCGAGCCACAGTGGCAGGTCGAGAGCACCGTCCGTCACGGCTTCGGGTTCTGCCCCGTCGTCTGGTATCGCTTCATGGCCGGCTGCGGCACGGTGGCCGAGATCGACGGCACGGCCATTCACGCCAAACTGACGGACGAGGTGACGGCGCACGACTTCGCCGTCTCGCAGCGGCACCGCGCCACCATGTCGACGCTCGATCCCATCCT